ATAATTATGATCTAGATACAATTCAAAAAGCTGTAGATAAAGTTATAGAATTTATTCGTTAACCCTTAGACTATCATTCATATTTTTTTTTACTATATTAACCCTTACAGCGTTTCCACATGGTCTAGCCCAACAGGTTTTCTACATTTATATAAAATTATCATTTTATACAATATATACAAGTAATGTGTGACGATGTAAGGGTTAAATTACCAATATATTAAGGTTTATTTTTAAAATTAGATAATATCTGGGACAATATAATGATTAATTATTTTCTTCTCTATCCAAAGAAGTGTTAAAACTTAAATTTATACGTGGTATTAAATTAGTTAAACTAGCATTAGTTGGACCGCGTTTATAAACTTTATAAACTTCTTCCGCATTAATAGCCCGATTATAATATCTAAGACTTGCCATATCACCTTTAAATCCACCTTCTTGTGTAACAAATAAAGGACCATCATTTAAAATAGGAACACTTCGTAATGTACAACTGCGAGCTAATTTACCATTAAGATACACATCAAGACTTCTGTTCCATAATATTACAACTACGTGGTTCCATCTCTGTAATGGAATATCAATTATATCACATGGTAAGTTATGATTTAATTCAAATGTGTCATAATAATTTGGGTTCATTGATTTTTGTTTACTAAAACTAGTTACATTGGCAGCTTCTGGAAATCTATTAAATTCAGCACCATCATTTCCTATAGCAGGTAATTTTTTCTCGAAAAATGTACATTGATTTGCTAACTGGTCAAGAGTAAATGAATTACAATCCATTATTTGAACATTCCATTTTACAATCATCTTCCCTAACATCAAAAAGAGTTTTTATTGGGTCTGTTCCATTAATACGTCTATTTCTACCAGAACGATAAACACTATTAGTTTCTTTCGTATCTACACGTATCAAAAGTTGATTTGTATTTGGTGCCAAGAAAATACCTGGATTACATACAGTTATATCTTGAGGTCCCTTATGTAAAATATGTTTAGGTTTTCCAAAACGATAATTAAAATCATCAACTTTTATCCATACACTGTATGTGTATTCAAGTCCATATCCACTACGTAATATTTGATTGGACGGAATAGTAAAAGGTCTAGTAGTATCACGAAAATTACCAAAGATAGTTCTTTGTTGAAAAAAAATTGGTTCAGCATTTTGACCTTCCATCCATCTTATATATAGCCTATATAAAACAACTAAACCAACAATACCTAATACAAAAATTCCAATGGTTTTTAAAATTGGGTTATCCATTATATATATTTTATATCATATAATATTTCGGTAGAAATAATATAAAATATATGTTGATTTATTTAATATTAAGTATTTTTATATCTTTATTTCTTTATTACGTAGTAAATACAATAGAACCATTTTCTATGCCTTATGTTCCTTTAAAAAAAAGAGATTTAACAACAAAACCAAAAATAAATTTAGATACACGTATTACTAATCCTCAGAAAACTTACTACGCAACATTAAAAAGCTTTCAAGATTATATTAACTTACAACGGAAGATTAGAAACGCATTTGAAGACCAACGGTCTAATAGTAATATTAATCCAGCTGTAGCAAGTGATTTACGTTGGCGTATTCATAGATGGTCTATGTGGGATTTTTTACCCAATTTAGACCATCCATATTATTGTAGAGTTACACAATTTAATGGTAAGGAAACATGTCAACCCTTATCAAATAAATTATATTGTAGTGTAAATAATTTATATAATTCTCCAGCAAAATGTTTAAATAGTCTTAATAATAATATAGAACGAAATACACAAAATAACTAAAAATATAACACAACAAATATTTTTTTTTAAATTTCTACGATTATTTACCACGATAATATTATGAACAGGCGTAATTGTATTCACAATATGAAATAGATTATCATCATGTAATAACTTATTACAAACAACACAATAACTATTTCCACGATATTTTATATAATCTTCCCAGCATTTAATATGTATAATATATTTACATTTATCACAAAGTTCTATGCGATAATCACCTATTTCTCTATCAATCGTTTCTAAACAAATAATACACTCTTCTTCTTCCATATAAATAATGCTATAACAATTATTCCTAATATTATAGCAAATAATATATAATAAAAATTATTTACTTTTTTAGGAATATTCTCATTTTTACTATCTATTTTTGTCTCGTTTTCATTATATAATTTTTTATAGATTTCAATTACTTCTTGATAACTTAAAATAGGCTTACCTAGCGATTGGTTTGTTTTATTATGTATAGTAATTAACCATTCTACTAGTTTTTTCTTACATGTTAAATATTTATCAATTGGTATTTCATTCATATATTGTTTTAAATGTTCCCTACAAACATTGCATGGTAATACTAAAGATACTAAATGAAAAAAACTTTTATAATTTTGTTTATCATTTTCACTTGGATTATCTGGATATGCCATAGTTACACTATGTAAAAATATCCAGCCATGTTTACCCCATACGGATGGATCCATTATATATTATAAAGTAGATAATAATATTTTCTCCTTAGTGATTATAATGATAAATCGTTTAAAATTATTGGAATTATTTGAAGTTAATGATGAAAATAATCTAAACTATAGTGACAGGCGTTTATTTAACGATATTATACGTCAAGAAGTTCAATTAGGAGGAGGATTTAGTATTCGACCAGATTTAGGCGAAATAAATGGTATGGTAGAAAGAACTGGTTATGTTGATAGATTTGCTCCAGTTTTTGTAGATGAATTATTAAAAGATGTTGTTTTTAAATTAAATTCATGAAGTTACTTGAATTGGTACAGTATTTATTAATTTTTTATTTGATGGACAGTCTACTTTATCACTATGATATTTATAGCAATTTTCCATTTGATCTTGATATACTATTTTAGTTTCATTGTCAGGAGTAGGATATTTATATAAAATAGTTGGTCTTGGTCCAAATATATAAACGATAAAGAAACCAATTGCTAGTGATAATAAAAATATAACAGGATCCAGTTTATTGAAGAGGTTCATATATACTTTCTATCTCTTTTTTTTATTACTAACAAGAAAAAAATATATATAATTTCTTATCTATCAATATATGGATAAATTTAATAATTTAAAAGATATAGTAGGGGAAACTTCTACTACTCAAAAAATGATAGCAACTGCCTTATTACTTATTATAATTATATATTCTTGGCGAAAATATTCACAACATAAACTGGAAAATCCATTTTTTTATAATAATGGACGAGATGCTAAAAAAATAGATACTATACCTGACCATAACTTTATTAGAAATAGAAATAAGGTGGAATTTACGTATCATATGAATTTATATGTAGCTGAATGGGATTATAATATATTTTGGTTCAAACCTATTATTATGAAATCAAAATCATTAAATCAGTTTTGTCCTCTTGTTTATCTTGAACCGGTTGTTAATAATTTAGTAGTAGTAATTACATCAGAAGATGGAAATAATAGTTCTATTCGTTTAAAAGATTTTCCATTAAAACGCTGGACGCATATTGCTATAGTAGTTGATGATGTCAGTGTCGAATTATTTATAAATGGATTATTAGCTGAAACTAAAAATTTAACAAGTCCAGCAAAACAAAATGATGGCAATCTACAAGTAACTCCTATGGGGGGATTTTCAGGATTTATTAGTAAATTAGCATATCGTTCAAAAGCATTATCCAGTCGTGAAATTTTTCAACTCTCTCGAAATCCTATATTTGATTTGAGTTTTTTTGGCGTAAATATTAAAAATTTAAATATATGTGGTCGTAACTATCAACAACCAACCGAATCAGATTTGGCTTCCGTTTCCCCAGAAAGTCTTAATGTATTTGGTTCTATTCCAAATAGTCTAAATCCTATTCAGGCAGTAAGTAATTCCTTATTTAGTACAATGACTAATCGCATGTCCACTGCTATTAATAGTACTGGAAATCAAATGGTTACTAGTGGAGATAATTGTCCTAATGAAAATGACGCTCCATTGTGTCCGGTAGGAACCTTAGCTTGTCAAAGCAATCAAAGATATTGTTATTATCCAGATAGAGATATTATGGTAAGCACATATATGATGCCCTCCCAAGACTATTGTCCATCAAAACAAACCGGTAATTCAAGTGGTAATTTACCATTTACAATATCAGGAATTCCCGTATGGGAAAGACAAAAAGGAAAGGATACTATAAATTGTACCAATATAAATTAATTTTTATATTTATATATATATATATAAATGGAAGTTCTTTCGTTATTGGAGGGGGGAGCAATTTTAAAAGATCCAAGTATTACTAGATGTCAAGCTATAGTTAATATGATACGTGATCCAAGTTCAGAAGTTACCCTATTAACATATAGTTCTCTTAAAGGATTTATATTTACTCTTAACGTAAGAGATACTACAAAAATATTGTTTAGAAATATGAAATATATAAGAGAACCTGATATTCAGAAATATATAATAAAAGTTGTATTAATCACTAAAGATGGAGATGATGATTTACCAGCTTTAAAAGCTGTTGATAAACAAACTGAAAGTATGATAAGTTTTTATAGAGAAGCTAAGTTACAATCTAGAATTTGGGAATTAAGCACATTATCTAAAAAACCAAATTTTAGTCCATCTGTTGTTGATTTTTCATTATTTAACCAAAAAAAAGCGACTGAATTTATAAATCTATTAAAATCTAAAATTTTACCCGGTTCGATTGGTATGGAAGTTATTGACTATTTATTACCACTTGTTGCCAACAAAACATATACATTAGGAACACTCATTATGCCATGTTTAATGAACTCATTACAAATGAGTGAATATAGACCAGCGATGACTAATTTAACTGATTTGTATATAAATAGTTTAGCAAAAGTAATATCATTATATTTATTTAATGGTTTAATACATTACGATTTACATCCAGGAAATATACTAGTAAAAAGAAATGATGATGGAAGTTTAAGTCCATTCGTAATTGATTTTGGTCGAGCTAGTCAAGTTGATTTATTAGATCCTAATGAATATTTTAAAGGTGACGAGTATATAAGTTCACCCGCTGATCAAAAAGATGCTTTTGACCATCGTAAAAGATTTTTTGATAGATTTTTAGAGTTATGTTGTGGCAGTAGACGCGGATCACCAGTTCAATTAATGCAAGATCGCATCCAGTTAATTACTGAAATTATAGCATATTTATCTCGTATGGACCATACAACTAATCATAGATTATTTGTTATGCCAGATCCGGCGGCTTATCAATTAAGTTGGCATACACATGTTACAACTGGTGCTCAACGCGAACAAAATCTATCTAATATTTGGGCAATTCTTGAATCTGATAATGTTATGGAAGATGTAGGGACAGGTTTAAGCACTATTCAAGAATTAAAAAAAACAAATAAATTAATAAATTTTATTGAACAACGTCCAGAAGCATTTTTTTCAAGTCCAGATATCATACCTGGTCAAGGGTCAGCTGCTTCTACTGGCAGTAGTGGCGCAGCAGCAGCTCCTTGGCCTTTGTATAGTCCGTTATCGATTGGCCGTTCTACATTAGCCAGATCGTTGTATAACGTAACAAATATTGGAAATAAAAAAAAATCTTTAAAAAAATATAGAAAATCCCTTAGTGGAGGTAGTAAACGCAAATCTATCAAACAATACAAAAAAATTTCACAACGAAAGTAAATTTTGCGTTTTAAATGTATAATAATTATGTATATACATTATATAATATACATAATGAGTATTACACAAATATTTACAGACTTAGAGAATAATTTTGGTAAAATTTATTTAGTTTCTAACCAGACACATGGTTACTATACTATTTTACCATTTGTTGAAACTAGTTTTTTAACTTTCCTGGAAACTTTATTTAAAACTATAGAAGTAGATGATTATGAAATAAATTATAAATTTTTAATGGAATGTAGTATGAAGGAAAAAATCATTGGATATCTACATGATATCTTTAAAACAAACAACTATACATTTACTATTAATAATAAATTGAATTCATCAAATGATTTTTTTAACCAATTAAATCAGTTAATAATAAATAACATTATAAATAAATCTTTATTAGAAAATTTTCAATTGTTTCAATATGGAATAAATACGGATGAAAAGTTAAATATAAAATCATATCTCAAAAATGACGAAAAGATTAAAAAAAATGTTTGTTTAGATATTCGTGAACAATGTTATAAATCAACTAGATTAGAAAAAATAGAAGGACTATTAAATAACAATTTTGAACAAACAATCGAAACTAAGGACAACCAAACAATATTACCATATAACGACTATGAACAAATTGGTGTTAAACATGAAGGCACCGTGTTTCCGGCTCCAGAAAAAACAATATTATCTGAATGTATGCCTATACAATATTATTCTTGGAAAGCAGATGAATACAATAAAAATCCAAAAAACTTTTTTAAATGTGCTGTATTATATTGTATTTCTCAAAGTATAGGTATTGTAGTAGAAAATGAAAATATAATTTTTATAGATTATTTAATTAAAAATTTTAAAGATTTTGAATTAGTAAAAACATATAATAAACTAGATAAAAAAGAGTTGAATAATTTTAAAAATTATTTTCATAAACGAGATTTTGAAAGTCTAGAAGTTATATCAAAAAAAATAAATAGTTTTGAAAGTTTGTTTGATATAAATAATGAGAAAAAAATAGATAATATTAATATTGAAATAGAAGGCTTTATTCGTGAAAGATATCAGATAGATAATGACAAAAAAAATATTATGAAAGCTACTATAATTCTAGATACAATAATTTCTGAATTACAATATTTTAAAGAAGATAAATTAAAACTAAGTAAAATTATAAGTAGTATTTTACTTAATATGGGATTAAAGAAAAAACGTATGGCAGATGGTATATATTATTATGGTATTATACATATATATCCTACTATATCTGAACCAAATTTATCTGTTGAAGATAAATTTAAAAAATTACAGCAAGAACATAAACTTAGTCAAGATATAAAAAGATGTTAAAGGTTAATCAATTATCACAAAAATGATTACAACTATTATAGTATAATGTCTACTTATCATTAAAATATATATAGATTATTTATATAAAAGTATTTTTGTGTTATATGCGTCGTTGAAGAATATTACTATTATTTTTTTTACAACTAAAACAATTCGTAGGTTGTTGAAATAATCTCAGTTCCATAGGAACTTTTAGTCTATCTATCAAATCTATACTAGGAGGCGTTAAAAATTCTCCAAAATCAGTCCATAATTCATTTGTTTTAGCTGATAACTTAGATTTCATACCAATATTTCGTAAAAAGGTGCTGATTATTAGTAATGATAAAACAAAAGCTATAATTATTAGAAATTTCAATATAATTTCAATATTACGACCCATATATATATTTATAAGATAAGATGTTCACTATCTTTTCTATAAAACTTAAATTAACTAAACAATATATACTTATGAAATTATACGTCCAATATAACTAATTAATCCAACAATAAACCGACGTATCCAATTATAAATACCAGTTATAACGTCTACTGTTAACGTATTAATATTTTTAAAACGTCTGTTTAAAATAGTTAGCATATTAATAAATGATTGTTTAAAACCAAATATAATAGCAAACATCAAGGAATTATAAAACCTATATAACAAACTAGTATTATTTAATTTTTTTTCAATTTCTTGAAAATGATTAATACCAAATTGCGGTATTCTATATGATAAATATTGTAAATAACCATATTTCCCACGAAATCCACCCCCAGTAAATAAATTTAGTTCCTCTGTATTATACATAGGAACATATTCTAGTTGAATACTTTGAACTAATACATTATCCATAAATAAATCAAGTTGGCGATTATCTAATACAATAATTAAACAAATCCATCTTTGTAATGATATATTTTTTTGTATAAGTCGTTCTTTTTTCATTAATGGAATAGTAGTAATTTCAATAATCAAATCATTTGTTTTTTCTTCAAAAAACATCTGTAAATTATCACCCCAATCAATAATCATCTTCTTTTGCCCAAAACGATAATTCCAATCCTCAATATATATCCAATTTATTAATGTCCAACTTAATCCATTATTAACATTACTTAATAATAATCGATTACTAGGTATTATAATAGGTTCCATTGTGGAAACTTGGTTTGATATTAAAATAGGTGAACTCTTCATTAGTCCAAAATAAGAAATAACTATCAATGAAATTAAATATAATACAAAAATAGTAATAATTATTTTTATTAATATAGGAAGAAATGTGTTATATTCAGATAAATCTTCTATAGAAATCATATATATTCTATAGAGAATATTATTTAGTTTTATAATCAAACAATTTAAAGTAGTCTTATTATATATTTATTACATATATGAATTTAAGAACATAACGATAGGTCAGGTAAATTTTCAGCGGCATTCATAAGTAAATCATGTGTTTGATTTCTAAAATTATTAATTCTTTCTTGGTATAATTCACCCTTTCCTCTAAATAAATACATAAAATAAAATGGAGTAGGTCCACGAGCATACATACTATAAACATCAATATATTTCAAGGCATATGGGTAATATCTTAATTCATTTATCATGCCATCAAATCCTCCATCTAGATTAGCATATAATGGTAGAGAATTCATTCTTGGAATAGATTTTAAAACACTGGTTTTATAAAGTTTGCCGTCTATATATACTTCCAGAGCGGTATCGTGTGCTACTATCACTAAGTGAAACCACCGTTGTAAAGGAATATTTTCAACTATAACACAATTATTATCATCATGAATTATATCCTTATTTACCCTTGGATCCATAGTAGAATTATTTAAATTTTTCTTTGTCCAACTAGTTGCGACGTTGTTATCTTCTAATTCTCTGGCATTCGGATATATAAAACATTCCTTAGTATCATTTAAATATGCCGCTTGTTGTGCGGAATCATCTACTGATAAAAATCCTTTACAAGTGCATTCGGTTTGATTAGGAATTTTAGATCCTTTAGCACCAGTGTTTGTAAAATCTTTAGGAATTTTATTTTTATTTTCGGATATATTTTCACTTCCCTTAGTTCTATCAACCGTATCCATTAAAATAGCAATTGAATTTATATTTGGCAACATCCAAACACCTGGAGCAGTGCTCCTAAAATCAATATCACCCTTACTAAAAACATGTTTAAATCTATTTAAATTTTTAGACCAATTGTTAACATATAGCCACGTTGAATATGTAAATCCAGTGCCATCAACAGGAGCAGGAATAAAATCATCACTTACTTGAATACGCACATCTGCTTTCTTAACATTTCTAATGAAAATAGGTTCCATCCTTTCTTTCTTAACAATTTCATTGTATTTACGAACCAATAAAACTAATACAACGATTACAACTACGAATATTACACTATAAAACATTGATTTGTTGTTATAAACTACACTTGCCTGATTGGAAACAGTAGTTTTTAAATTATTTAAATATTCCATTATATATATTCTATTATATATTTTTTTAATTTATACTAATAATTTATCATTATCTAAACTACAATTTATATAATTTAATCTTTTATTATTACAACAAAAATCACTAGGACTAATAATTGTCCAAGGAATTTTTTTATCTAAAAATCCTAATAACGAATAAATATAAGCAACCAGCGCACTACACCAAAATGTATTTGTTTTTTGAAATCCACTTATTTCATCTAATGGTTTATTTATATCATTTAGCGCAGCTATCCAATCACACGGATTTAAATCATACGGGTCACCCTGTATTGTTTTATAAATTTCTTTTATTTTAGTTTGGATTTCATCTATTTTTATATCCGTTTTTAATTTTCGATAATACAAATGACCATAATTCTTATTTCTATATTCATTAAATACCTTATGAAATGGAATTACTTGAACTCCAAATATTTTTTTATTAGTAATCGCGTCATTAAAAACCTCTCCGCCACTTTCTAGTAAATAATATTCCTCAGTTAAATCTTCACATAACCATGTTGGATTTTTTAAAACAATACTTATATGACTATATTGCGAACATGTAAAATATTCTATTAGACGAGAATACCAAAAACTTGTTTGATATAAAATTATATCACCCGTATCTAATTCTTTTAAAATATCCATAGTAATATTATTATTAAATAATTTACTAAACATTATATAGAATTCCTTTATATCATAATATACTTAAAAAATAAATATGCTATTATATTAATATGAAAAATGAATAGAGAATATTATGTAGAAAAAAATAGTTGTAGTAATAAATTAACATTAATTTTTAGATTGGTATGTCTTGGATATTATATAATTGGTATAATTAATTCTATTCCATATATACATAATAATATTATTCTTACTTTAGCATTTTATTGTTATGTATTATGTGATTTTGCTTATACTATTCATTTATTATATTTCGTATTTATTATATATTTGAACTATAATAAATACTTCAGTGATGTAGCACAATTTATTGAATGGAAAAAAAACATAGGTTTGCGGAAATATTTTTTTTGTGAATTCATTTTTTTATTTCAATATATATTTTCATTATTTATTGTATTTTATAGTTTGCCAATTTTTATAAAAATTAATTTTTTATATCAATTATCCTTATCATTTATATATATTGGATGTGTATTTAATACAGTTATATTTGTTTCTGGCATTATATATTGGTTTTATTGTATTTGTAATATTCAGTCATATCAGATTTCTACTAACATTATAAATCTAGTTGAAGAGTGTAGTATTTGTATGGATAATTCTATTATTCATAATTGGACAAAGACGCGATGTAATCATTATTTTCATAGTCAATGTATTACAAAATGGATGGAAATAAATAATACCTGTCCTATTTGTCGTGCTGATCTAAGTTTTTCATTATAAATATATATAAATTATATTACTATTTAAATTATATATAAATGATAGTTTTAGTCACAGGTGGAACAGGTCTTGTAGGGTCAGCTATAAAAAGTCTACAACCTAATTGGTTATATTTAAGTTCTAAAGATTGCGACCTAAATAATTTTAGTCAAGTAAGAGAACTTTTTAGTAAAACAAAACCAGATATTATTATACATTTAGCGGCAAATGTTGGCGGTCTTTTTAAAAATACTCAAAAAAGATTAGAAATGTTTAATAGTAATATTATTATGAATTATAATGTTTTAGAAAATGCGTATCAACTACAAATTAAAAGAGTGATATGTTGTCTAAGCACATGTATTTTTCCAGACGGGTTAAATCGTATTTTAACTGAAAATGACCTACATTTAGGAGAACCACATCATTCCAATTATGGATATGCCTATGCTAAACGAATAATGGAAGTTCAGTGTCGTCTATATAATGAAACATCTGGTTATCACTATCAATGTATTATACCTACTAATATTTATGGTCCTAATGATAATTTTAACTTACATGATAGTCATGTTATTCCAGGATTAATTCATAAAGCTTTTTTACACTCTACGAATTCAGCAAATGAACCATTTGTAATTTTAGGCACAGGTTTACCAAAACGTCAGTTTATATATTCTTGTGATTTAGCTAATATAATTATAAGAATTGTTTTAGAAAACATCACTGACCCATTATTAATATGTTCTGCACTAGAAACTAGTGAAATAACTATACTAGAAGTAGCTCAAATGATTTGTAAATTATTTACTATAGATAATGTACTAGTTTCTGAACATAATATAAGTAATAATGATGGACAACAAATTAAAACAGCTTGTCCAAATCGTTTATTAACTCTTATGCCGGATCTTACATTTACACAATTAGATGAAGGTTTAAACAAAACAGTTGAATGGTTTAGGTTACATTATCCAAATATTAGAAAATAAATTTAATGGAATATTATTGTATCTTTTAATATTATATATGTATATTTTTTGGATAATTTGTATTATTATATTAATAGTTATACTATATTATGTTAAAAGTAAATATTTATATACAAAATCCAATAAAATAAATATAACAATATTTGCTTCTGGTATAGGTAATAGTATAAATAAAAAATATTTTGAAAAATCCTGAGAATTAATCAATAAATTAGATCTATATAAAAACAAGATTAATCTTGTATATGGTGGTGGGAACAAAGGTTTAATGGGATTAGTTTCAAACTTTAAGGGTAATGTAATATCTTCAAATATAACTAAATTTGTTGAATCGTCAATGCCTGATGAATATGTATTTGATCATATACGAGACAGACAAAAAAAATTAATAGATTTAGCCGATATGTTTATTATATTACCAGGAGGTTATGGAACATTCTATGAGTTAATGGAAATATTATCCTTAAATAATTTAGGAGTTTCAAATAAACCTATCGTAATATATAATATAGAAAATTTTTTCGATGAATTTATAAATTTTCTAGATAATTTATGGAAAAAAGGGTTTTTATCTAAAAAAATAAATCAATTCAATGTTTATATTTTAAATAATCCTGATAATATAATCAATATTATTAAACAATTGAAAATTTCAAAATAATATTCATTTTTACAGTCTAATTTTTAAATTTGGGTGTAAATTCGCAGTATGCTCCCTCACCCCTTGATATTTTGTTAGTTGGAACTTGAGTATAAGAAATTGCTCCATAATAACTATCTGGTTGTTTAGATGATTTTTGTAAATTAGCAGACATACTAAAGTATTCATTAGCTTGACCTTGATACATGTTTTTTGTAGTCATAGACAAACTAAAACAATTATTAATTGTATCATAATATAATTCCCCACCTGTGAAATTTACTCCTATTATTTCACCATCTGCACTCATAATAGTATATGATTGAATACCATTAATTTTGCCTTTATAATCTAGTTTTAAGTTACTTTTGGTTCCAATAACTTTATTATTGTCATCATTAATGAATATTAAATGAAATGTTCCA